CATGGGTAGAGTAAGGATTGATGGAGCGTTCACGGCTGGACTCGTCAGTGGAGTGCTCGGAAGCTATGGGATTTCAGTAGGAAACAAGAAAAGTGGCACAGGTAACAGCAATGGTCCTAAAATAATAGATAATAGTAAAAACAAAGTAGGTATTAAATGAAAAGACTACTACCTTTCATTTTTCTTCTGTCCGCACCAGCTTATGCTGATATAACTTCTTCAATAACTTCTTCGGTAAAACTTGAAGTGGCAGCACCAGGAACCACAGCAGATCGTATTGGAAATTCTTATTCTGTTTCTGGAACAGGAGTAAATACAACCGATGGTACAACTGCTGGAAGTCTTGGAGGACTAGGAGCAGCGACTAACGGCGTAAATGCTTATACACCAATTACAGCAAGTCAACTGACAGACGGTGAATCTTTTTCATACACAGTCTCACATACAACAGGTGATACTATATCAACAAGTTTGACCACTGGCGAAGTCTCACCTTTTGGAGATTTGACTAGCACTTCGGGAGGTACAGCAGGTACACTTGCAGGTACAGTTGATAATCATGTTGTACAAGTAACAGCAGGTGGCTCAGGTACAACTGCAACAGGACAATACGTCACTTCCGTCACAGTAGACTAATGAGCTATGCGGAAGCTTTTATTTCTGTTTTTTATATATGCTTTACCAGCTAACGCAAATATCGTTCCAAATTTTACAACTGGTACCATGTCCAGTACGACTAATACAACAACATCAATTACAGAATCAATTACCTCGAAAGACTATAAAACAGGTTACGAATACACAGTTACAGGTACAGGCATTTCTGCGTCAGGAGATATTTCACCCGATGCAACTCAAGTTACAGGAACAGTAGGAGGACAAAGTTATACATGGAAAGGAGCAGATCTGACAACCAAACCAAACTGGACTTTGACAAACCCAACTTCTGGAAACGCTTTTCAATTTACAGAAACATATTCAGGCCCAGGGCTACAGAATGTAACAACTATAAACCGCACAATAGAAACAGAATCAGTTACTACTACTACCTCTGTGTTCTCGCAATAATTTTAAATCCGTTAAAAGTTTTTGCTAATTCAGTTAGTCAATCAAATAGTGGTAGCGTAACAAATCAAAACTGGAATGTAAATAATGGTGGGTTTCATACAAATCAATATGGTGGTGGTGTTGTTTGCCAGGGAGCAATGATGACCATAACTCCATTTACTACATTTAATTCAAATTATCGCAAACCATATCGTGATTTTTACTATACGCCTGTATATGACGAAACTGATATTATTGGTGACTTTGATGATGATGGCAATCCTATTGGAGATGGCACACCAGATAATCCAGGTGATATTCTTTTTTATCAACAAAATTATTCTGGTACAAACAAAGATAGCTACGCACTTGGAACAGGAGTCACATTAAATTTTAGTATCCCATTAGATCGCCAATATACAAGACAATGCAAAGAAGCAGCCCAAGTACAGAATGATATAAACAAACAAAAACTAAAAAACCTTGAGCTTGATTGGCACATGGCTAGATTACGTCATTGCGGAGAAAAAGCTATTGCAGGTATAAGATTTAAAAAAGACAGCCCTTACTATAATTTATGCAAAGATATAGAAATCGTAGAAAAAGCAAATCAAATATTACCGCACAAACATGAATTTCAGTAGGCAAGTACGGTTAAACTTGCCCACCTAGACGCCCTATCCATTGCCATGTCAAATAGGGTTTTTCTATTTTACATCTTTTTTCTTTTTTGTAAGCTTTTTAACGATATTTTTTACTAAAGGCTTGATAGCATTAATAAGAAGTGGAGTAGTAGCAGCGACCAAAGCAATGCCAGCAGCAGTAGCAGCATCTTTAGCTGAAGGAAGATACTGGTCGATAAACTTCGTGTCTTCATAAACCGTTATGCACTCACTCTTATCATCTGATAATTTATGGCCAATGACACGTTCCAGTTTTTTATCGTTACGAAAATCGCCTACTCTTTGATCTTTGTCACCTGGACATTTTATAAAAAACTCCTCTTCTTTTTTTTTAGGTAATTTTGGTTCTTTTTGTTCATATTTAGGTTGCTCATCATTGTTTACTTTTTTATCTTCTTTCTTACCTTTAGTAATTGTTATTTTTCTTCTGTCATATAACAATGGCTGAAACGTAGGCATCGAACCATAAGGGCATGAAATAGTAGTACCCCTTGGGTCGTCATTATATAAAGCAGTATTTTTTGGACTAGCATCTCTGTGATACCTAACACAACCTGGCAACTTTAATGATGGCAGTGGTACGTTTAAAACTTGATATGGAGAACTTATTGGTATATTTATTGTTGGAATATCTATTTTGGGTATATCAATCTCAGGTATTTCCATTATAAGGGTATAGATTTACCGCTAAATTTAGGTAGCTGTTTTGGTATCTCTTCTACCATTTTTTCTTTTAAATCACCCATGATCTTGTTTTTAAGGGTTCTTTCAAATTCTGGCGATCTCATGTATTGAATTGCTAAGTATGCCCCAACACTCATTGACGAAACCA